CTGGCGATCTTCGCCTCCGTCACGGCCCCGGTGTCGATCGTCCAAATCGTGCCCCCGACCGACGTCGTGATGTCGCCCTTGTCCCCGTTGGGAATCACGTTGGCCAGCCCTTCTTCCTGGCTGTCGCTGAGCTCCTGCTGGGTGTAGATGGACTGCTTGGCGTTCGTGTCGAGATCAGCTGCGACCAGGGTTGCCCCATCGGCAAAGTCGACCAGCGGTGCCGTCAGCGGGGTCTGCCGGTACACCCGCACCACCGCCCCGTTGGCTGGGGCCACATCCATCTGGATGGTGCTGCTGTTGACCCACGTGAAAGTGGCGGGAGAACCAGCCACCGCCGCGAGCACGTGTTCCCGACGGATGTAGCCAAAGGCCACGGGGAACTGGGTGGTGGTCCCGTCGCCCGTGTAGTTGTAGTACGAGTAAGCCATCGGCGGTTATCGGGGGGTTGGGGACCAGGGGGCGCCAAGCGGCGTTGGCTGAGGGCTGCTGCTCATACCGTACTGCTGGATGTAGGTTTTTTCAGCCTTTCTGGCCTCGGCAGCAGCCTCTTCGGCAGCGATGAGTTGACCCTTGGCCGTGCTGAACTTGAAGTCTTCCTTGGCCAGCTTCTTGAACCGTTGAATCTCGGTCTGGATGGCAGCAGCACGAAGGCTGACGTCGCGGCTTGACGGGCCCTCAATGGGCCAGGATTGATATTGGGCGGACTCAATCAACTTGGTGGCCGCCTGCTCAAACGTCAAGCCAAACTCGTCCTTAACAGTGGCAAACCGAACAACGTAGTCTTCAAGCTCGCTTGGGGTCAGGCGCATCTCGGAACCGAAGTCAGAGGCCCGTGGCCCCGAAAAGTTGGTGCCTTTGCCGGACAGCAGGCCCATTTCCTCGTGGACGGGGCCCAGGGTTTCGCGGCCTTGTTGGAAAGCGGCAAGCGGGGTGAACTGCATAACGGCTTGAAGCCAAGGCATGTCGGCTGGAATCACCTCTGCGCCCAAGATGCCTTGGGTCAAAATCGGGGCCCCGTTGATCCAGTCACGACGTGCCGGCAAGTCGTTGGACCACCCAGGCACAGCGTTGCGCACTTCGTCCAAGGTCTCCTGAAAAAAGCCCATGAGGCCTCCGACGTCGCTTGGATCCACGGTGCGTGTGACGGTGTCGGTCTCGCGTCTTGCGGCGCGCAAGGCGCTGCTGTACGGAACCATGCTGGCCACGATGCGAGACATGTACCGAGCCACAGGATCGCGCTGGGCCGGACCGGTGATGATTTTGCTGGGGTTGAACGCCGCTTCGTACAACTCGTTGAAGCCCTGGAAATAGCTTTTGCTCAGCACGCCACTGGTCGACATCCGGGCAAGAGTTAGCACCAGGCTTGACCCGAGGCGGTTGCGGCTTTCGGTGGACAGGGAATTGGCGATGTCGGTGTAGTCGCCAATGGCCCCAAAGAGCGTGGCGAACGGCTCCAAGGCTCGCATGGACGTGGGCTTGGACCAAGCCCTTTCTGCTTCGTTCCAGATCTGGATCGAATACGGCATCCGCTTCTCAATAGTTGTCCATTTCTCTTTGGCGGCAGGGTCAAGTGGACCGCCACCGTTGAACCTGATGTACCCAAGGCCCGACGCCATGGCGACCAACGACAACGCTGTCGACCCAATTGCAATTTCGCCCACGGCCCGGTCCCTGGTAAAAGCGTCCTCGCTCGTGATGTCCCTCCACCATGTGTCAACAAAGACCGCGGCAGGCGTGTTGCGCATGGCGGATTTGATGATGTTTGACGGCACTCGCTGGAACGGTTGAATGAACTTGAACACCGGGCCAATCCCGCGTGCATTGGACAAAGTGGCCATGGCTTCGCCAGGAAGCGAGCCAAGGCGCCCAAAGGCGACAGGACCGTTCAGAGCAAAGTTGGCCAAGCGGTGCTGCATCTGGCCCTCGTCCACGTACTTCTGGGCAAAGTCCTGCAGGTCGCTGCCAGTCAAGCCTTTGGACTGGCCAATGCTGATGCCGTTCGACAGGGTCCTGGTCTCCATCTCTGTCCACACCTTGTCGGTGAAGTTGATGGCGTTCATGAAGTTCTGGGCCTGAGGGCTCTCCATGGCCACGTCGGCCAAGTTTTTGCCGTCAACGACCGCCGACTTCATGGTTTCTTGGGTCCTGGCGTCGGCGTATTGCTGCGCAAACTTCCAGGCCTCCGAGCTGAACTCCTTCATGCCGCGCTCCGTTGCTAGCTCCATGCCCCGTGGCAGGTGACGAACGTGCTCGTAGGCGTAGCCGGCCAAGGTCGAGTTGAAGGTATCGATGCCGATGGCCAAGCGGCTGGCGCCTGTGCCAACGACTTGCCACAGGCCATTGATGACTTGGCCAATGGGACGCTGGGCCATGTCTTGGCTCATGTTGACCGTGTTGATGGTCCAGCCCGTCTTTGCGTCTGGGCCGGACAGCAGCTCGCCTTGTGCTTCGCGTTGGGCCACGCGGTCCAGCCAGTCCAAGGTGCTGACGTCCATATTCATCAGCGACCTGCCAGCTTTCAGTGAATGACCGGCAATGCGCATGGCGTTGCTCAAGTTCATCCAGTACTGCTGGAACATCATCATCGAGTACATGGCTCGTTTCATTTCGCCTTGAGCCAAGGCGCCACCTGCTTGCATCAGCGGGAACCGAGCCAGGTTCAGCAAGCCATTGCCCAGGTTGGTGGTTGCCGTGACGCCACTGCTGATCAGGTTGTTGACCCGCAGCATCAGCAAGCCATTGGCCCCAACGTTGCCAAGAGCTGGATCGTCAAAACGACGCCACCACCTGTTGCGCATGGCGGGTTCGGCGCCAGCACTGATCAGGCCTTGGGCCAAAGCATCGGCCGCGGCTTGGGCCTTGGGCGTGATCTCGCCGCCGTTGGCAGCGTCCACCAGCTCCTCGTCAATCTTGCCGGTGATCGTCTCCTCGATTGGGCGGGCCCCTTCAACTTCAAGCTCCTTGGTAATCGCTGCCTCAATGTCGATCGACTCGGCGGCCGGGACAGCAGCAGCCGCCTCTTTTGCCAGCCCCGTTGCCGGCGGAGCGTCGTAGTCGCGAGGCACCTGCATTTCAACGCCCAGCTGGCCCCAGGGCCTGGTCACCCGCATCACGGCCTCGTGAGTGGCGCGGGCGGATTCGGCAGCGGTGATCAAACGCGCCAAGCGCTCGGACTGGTTGAGGCCTTCGACGTTTGCCGAGTTCAACCACATGGCTGCCTCCATCGAGGCCTCGACCTGCTTTTTGTCGGCCAGCCACATGGCGCGGTTTAAGGCGCCCAGCTGGTACTCGTCAAAGCCGGCAATCAAGGGATCCAGGCCCCGCATGATTGCTTCGCCATCTTCGCCGTGGCGAGAGAGCCAAGCTTGGTTCAGGGACCGCAGCTCCTCCCGGGTGAACGACGGGATCCCAGACATCTCTGCTCGGCCCGGCAGCACCTTGGACATGGCGTTGTAGCCATCAACCAAGTTCTCCTTGGTTGCGGTGTAAATCGTTTCACCAGAGGGACTTTGCGTCTTCTGGAAGCTGTTGGCCAGCAGGTCGTCGTAAGTGAGTTCCCCGCTCAGCAGTTGCTCCTTGGTCAAGCCCAGTTGTTGGGCAAACCGACGCACCCACTCGTCGCTGTTTTCGGGACCAGGGCTTGGGTTCACTGGCTCCCGCGGCGGCTGTGCTGGCATCTCCGACGACAGGTCCACGTTCCGCATTTCTTCGGCACGGCCCGTTTCACCCCTTTGCTCCAGGATGTTTGCAGCCCGCTCCATCTGTTGCCTTAGGGCTCGCGGGTCGTTGGCGGCCGGAGTTCCGGTCAAGTCCTCAAAGGCCTGTGGCATGCCAGCTTGCTCGCCCCTGGCCCTCAACTCGCCGCTGTACGCCTTCTTGTAGATGTCCTCGATCGAGGTCCATCCCCTGAACTGGACAAAGTTCGCAACCTTCTCGACCGTGTCGATCAGCTTGTCCAGCACGTCGATGCCTTTGACGATTGCGCGGGCCGCGGCTGGTGCCGGAACCCCTTCTCCACCGGACTGCAGGGCCTTCAGTTCCTCAACGGTGAACACGCCCAGCATGCGGGCCCCTGGGGACACGCCTGCCTCCAAGGCGGACCCGTAGCCCTCAAAGCCTTGGGCCTGGGTTTCGATGGGCTGGTCGATCTTGCCGGCTTGACGACGTGCCGCGTTTCTCTTGGCGGCCCAGAGCCTGGCTTTTGCAATCGCGGAATTGACGACCTTTTGCTGGTTGGGGGTCAGATAACGGTGCTGGACAACGTGGAACGATTCGTGAAAAGCGGTTTCCAGCTTGTTGGCTCTGTACTCCAGCAGATCGCCAGCAACCGTGCCAGCGCGAAATGGCTTGATCGCCATCTCGTTGAACGTGACGACCTCGGCAATCGGGTCGCCGTACATCTTGAAGCTGTAGCCGCCGCCGGAGCGGACCATCTTGCCCTTGGTGCCGTGCTCCTTGGTGCCGGGCTTGAAGACGACGGTGTCGTTGAACTGCACGGCAACGTCCTTGCCAGCAATTCTTTCAACGATGCCAGCCATCTCGTCTTTTGTGGCCTTGATGGCCGCGGCCTCGACCAAGCGCTGGTCCGGAACCCGGCCAGTATCAGCCGCGCCAGACGTCGGTTGATCCATCTCTGAGCGAAGGTCAATAACGCCACCTTTGCCGCCAGGGGTGCCAGCAGTGCCAGTCCACTGGATAGCGTCGTAGCCCTGTTCCCGGGCTGCGGCGGCAATGGCGTCAAGATTGGCGGTGCTGTCAAGACCTAAGAACTGGCGAGCGTCAGCCAGGTTTTCGGCCGACAGGGGATCCGCAAAAACGGCAGCAG